GATACACGGTCTTGGCTTTGGGAGCAGGCCTTTGAGGCAAAAACTTACTGGAAAAAGAATTTATGAAATGCTTGAGCCAAACGATTTATTTAAAACTGACCGTCAACTCGGCGCTACAAATGTGCTAAAGAACTTTGGCATTAAGGGCATAAAATACAAAGACGGTTTCTCAAGAAAACCCAGAGGCAAAGAACAGGTTGCATTCAATTACGTAGCTTTCGATGGTGCAGACATCAAGGTCAAATATAGGAACGGCAAAGAGGTTCGCCTTTCTCCTAAGGAGGAAATTAAATCTTCACCTGCAGACATCAGGTTCTCTCCTGAGCCTGACAGCCCCGCAGAGGTCAGGAAACAGATGCAGGAGCCCGTTGAGTCTGGCACTCCTATGAATGGAGTGTTCACGCTGACGCCCGATGTCATAGCCAGATTCAGTCCCGCAGTAAATGATCCCGGCGTCAACCTTGAGCAGCTAAACGGCAAAAAAGTTTTCTTCATGTTTGCTGACCGCATGCTGGTTGGTGACTACGTCACTCGGTCAGGTAGAGTATTTAAACTGAGAGGAGGGCCTGATCACCCAGACCTTGCAGACAATCAAGGTAAGCTTGCGTGGGCTGTTGAAGGAGGGGCTGTAGGACCAAGACTCGACAGGGCTATCAGGATGACTGACGGTATCGGAATTGTTGTTCTTCAAGATGAGCTGGCAGTTGCATCGAACAAAGACTACTCGGAGGTCATGATGGAAGAGCTGAAGTTTGATATGGAGAACAACCCGGCAGTCAAAAGAGACCTGAAAGAGTTGCTTGAAGACATGTCTGCCGCGATCCGTCAAACAATCAAGAAAAACAGACTCAGTAAAGACTCCAGAGAAAAGAAGGCCGCAGAAAAAGCAGGCAAAAAATTTACCGAATCAAAGCCTAAGAAATGGGAGACGATTGAAATTAAAAGCCTTAAAGATCTTGAAAGCATTTTTCCAGAAATGCCTTTCGAGGTTAGAAAGACTATGTGGCAAAAGTTTGCGTCTAAGAAATACAAAGACAAATACGGAGGCATTTTCTGGAAGGATGTTGCCGAAGGCATGTCCGCTTACAGGGAGAAAGACGGTTACAGAACTGGTGACGTTGTGAAGGCAATTCAGTTCGATCAATCGGGGCCATCATCGATAGTTGATCCTCGTGACTTAGGGTTACCTATTCATCCTTCTTACAGGTTTGGCGTTCTTGGAAAATCAATTTCTAACATTAGAGGTAGGTTGAGCGTTTTTGATATTCTGCGAAAACAATTTGAAAGCAGGGTTGACCCAGTAACAGGAGAACCAAAGTTAGATCAAAGAATTTCTAAAGAAGGGGATGTAGGAAAATCGTCTTTCAGGACGTTGAGCATGAGAAGCTTAACTGATCCAGATTTTCAACCGAAGATTGGCCCCAAAACTCTTGACCCTCGCACGTATAAAAGCCCTGTAAAACAAAAGTTCAAAGGTGGAGTGGCTAGAGTGAAAGCAATGGAGAAAGCCCGAAAGGACGCCAATAAGTTTTCTCCTGCGATGGACCCTCTACCTGCAAGCGCGGAGACCCAAAGGTCTGACGTTACTTCTCGAAGCTACGAAAAATTCAGTGGCATGATTGACGATGAAGTCACTGTGCTCGATGCAGGCGCTGGAGAGGGCGCAGGATCGAGGATTATGAGAAAAGGTAACAGGACAGTAGACACGCTGGAACCGTTCCCTTACGGCCCCTCAGGGGATAACAGAGCTAACTGGAAGGATGACCAGTCTCCTACTTATCTGGCTATGGATGAAGTTCCATCAGACAGCTATGATGTCATATCATCTTTCTCTGTTGTCAACGTATTGAAGCCAGAGCAAAGAACTGATCTCATACAGGGAATTGGTAGAGCTCTAAAACCCGGCGGCAAGGCTCATATCAAGTCAAGGACACCGGGAGATGTGAGGGCAGCCAAGTCTAAGAAATCTGCAGGAGAGAAGAACGCTTACCTAGTAAAGCAGAAGTCCGGTGACTTCGCGTATCAGGTAGGCTTCACTCAGGGAGGATTGAAGTCAGAAATCCAGAACACACTCGGAGACGGATTCACTGTCGAGAGCGGGAAGGGACTTGCGGGATCCTACGTGGTTGTAACAAAGTCAGGAACAGGAAGCGGAGGAGCTAAGTTCTCCCCGGCAAGATCTCTCAACAACCGAGGAGGAGCCGTTTATAACACCCCAGAAGGCCACAGGGCTGTGCAGACATCCAGCCGCGCAGGAGTAAGGGTCTATGGCCCAACAGGACGCCGTATAGGCCCTGTGTTTGGATCCGTTGAAGCAGCCGAGCGGTATCTAAGCAAGTAACACAAAAAAACCCGCAGGGCCAATACACCCTGCGGGAAGACATAATCCACTAACGAAGTTGCACCGCGACAAATAACCAAAAAACGCGACACAGTTCTTCTTTTAGTAGCTTTGCTTTAAGATGTCAAAACTTTTATTTCAGCACTTAAGGAAGTATCTGAGACAGGAACTTCTTAGCATCTTCCGCTTCTTTCTCGTAAGAGATCAAATCAAGAAATCTTTTACGACTGTTGATTCCCATAGCGGTAGCTACTTCAGGGTTCATCCACTTCCGTATTGCTTCGCAATTCTCGCTGTCCGTGCCTGAGTCTATGTCGATGCAGTTGTGACCGGGTTCAAATAACTTGTCTGCGAGCTCCCCCCATTTGTGATGCTCTGTCATGTTAGTTATCACTGCCCTGCCTGAATACATCCAGCCCATATTGGAATGTCCTAGGCCGCCAAAAACTTTAGTAGTCCAGCCCAGAGTTGACTGCCTCATTTTCTCATAGACTCCATCAGTCCCGTGCAGCAATCCGTCAGGGCAATCGACTCCGTAATATTTAAAGTCAAATTCAGGAAGGAGTTTCTTATACTTATGATACAGCTCAGGGAACATGTAGCCGCTGGTTACGCTATGAATATTCTTAGAGTTGTCTGGAATATCTTCGTGCCTGTATATGCCCGTGTTAATCTCTTGATTCACCAGCACATCAATATCACTGCCGCCGGGATGAGGAACTGACCTTATGACGTTTCCTAGGACCTCTCTTCGATCAATATTTCCTACATGACATACTAGAGTTGACTTTGGTTTAACCTGAGAAACCAGATCCTTCCACGCATCGTAATGACACCAATGAGTAGGCATTACAACATCGAACTTCATGCCTTCAAACACATCAAATTCCACTGCCTTCTGATAGTATTTATGACACTTATTCCATATGTGGTGTACTCCGTCTTCCAGCTTATATTTTTCACAGAACGGGTGGTCTCCAGAATTCGGTTCTAGGTATTGCTTAAACAATGAGTCGCAACCGTGAGCCTTATTCATTGTCCAGTAACCTTTCTCTGCCCACTTCATCCCTAGCGGCGTGTAAAGCTGCCAGCCCAGTCTCTTCTCAAACAGGCAGTGCAGCGAATAAAGTAAGTCTCTATGATGTGTGTCTACTAGTATTTTCATATGTTAAGGAATTGCCTCCATTTTTCAGTTACGCGAACAGAGTCCCAATTACGATAAGCCATCGCCTTTTGGCACTCACTTATGTCCCTCATTTTTTGAGGTGATGAATCTAGAAATGCTGAAGCTTTATCAATCATGTCATCGTCGTTTTCCGCTAGTTGTTCAGGGAGCAAAAGATCATTTATCTCGCTAGGCCAGCCTAGGTCTTTATAAGAGACTACAGGCAATCCCGTGAACATTGCTTCCATCAGTGAAAGAGTGTAAGGCGCAGGATAAGTCCCCCCATACCAGCAAGCATTATGGTTCCTCATGTGAGTCAACATCTCAGCGTAGCTGGGTATACCTCGAGAGTTCTCGGTTCCCTCGTTACCCGTGCCGTAAAGCCTTACAGGAATGCTCCTCTGCATATGGTGCCACCTAAGGTAATTGCAGTTCTTGTCCCTAAATTTAATAGACTGCACGGTTGTCATGAGCTCCTTAAGACCACCAGTCCACTTCGGGAAGTCTTCCCTGAATTTGCAGAAAGGAATCAGTGCGTCTTCTTTTATTTTACAATCATAATTGTTCACCTTGCTATACCGAATTAACTTTACTCCGAGCTCTTTTATGCGGTGCAAGTGTTCATCGTTCTTTTCGTTGATTTGGCCAATGTCTCTCCAAATAACATTCCTCCCCTTGAGCACTTCCTGATTCTTAATAATCCAGTCAAAATTATGCATGACGATTATTGTATCGAAGCAGTCTAGAAGCTCTTCACTTAAATGCTCCCTGTGATCTATTCCTTTCCTGTTTTCCAGAATCCGGTGGAACGCTTTAACCCACTCTGGCTTATAATCAAGCTTGATACCGGGCCTCGTTGTTGTTGGTTTACCGCTCTCAAAGTAAGCTCCCATAGGCATTACCTTAACGCCGGGAATCGTTAGAAACATTCGTAGCTCATCAAATTCAAGGACCTCGTGACAGGACAGATATAGTATGTTCATCGCAACGCAACTCTACGCCGCATCTGTTTTTATTTAAACAAAAAACTTGTCAAGCCAAAGACGTTTGCTACGTTGGTCACCGTGAAGCACGGAGTTGAAAGAATTAAAGAGGTGACAGGTAGCGGTAATTTGCTGGAGAGCACTCTTACCCGCAAGCTGTGCCACTACGTGTTACGGCAGGTTACTGGAAAGAGCTTTACAGATGTTGGTAAGGCCACTGGCAACGGTTACCACATAGCACGAGGCGACTGGCTGGCAATTAGCAGCTACCGCAATCAAGAAATCTGGGACTGGATACAGGCTGTTGAAGAATACGCCATTGGGTTTACCTCAAGGCCCTGCACTGTCACGGAGTTACCAAACAGAACCTGTCCCCCTGACCTGCCGTATGTCATGACCGATTGGCTTCCTGACAATGATGACAGGTTTATTTCTGAATTTGGAAAGGTCACCAATCGGGAGTGGGTAATCTTCGAGGCAGACAGGATGCAGGAAACAACAGGCCTCCCGCACAGGGCCTGCATGTCAATGGGGTATGTGGCCATCGCACAGAACAACAAGGCAGACACACAGTCACAGGGTGCATATTCAATCGATCAATAATATGAAAACAAGCAATATTAAATTAACCACGATAGAAGATATAGAAAACCTCGAGTGCGACAGACAATGGACTTATAGCAAGGAAGCATCATCTGTTTGTGACGTTGACGGCAGGCAATATTACGCCCGTGATGATGCTAAATTTATAGGTCTTCTACAGCACCTTTCGGGACGCAAGGACGAGTGGGGTCCCGTATTCGATCTGTGCTCGCAGTACATAGATCAAAACAACCACAAAAAGTATCAATGAACAGCAAGGATAAAGGCAAGCGAGGTGAGAGAATGTGGGTCAAGGTCCTTCAGTTCTTTGGCTACACAGCGAAGCGCACAGGCTTCCACCAGAGCCAGCAGGGCCACGATGCACCAGACGTAACCTGCCACGATCTTCCTGTTCACTGGGAAGTTAAGAACACCGAGAAAGCCTTGATCAGAGACTGGCTGGCGCAGTCAGAGGGAGACGCAAAGGATTACGAGATTCCTTGCGTGGTATGGAAAAAAAACCACGGTAAGTGGATAGCAATTTTACAGGCAGAGCACTTGTTAACAATTTTTCAGTGCTGCGACATCAAAGCATTGGAGGAACAAATACAAACAAACAATAAAAGTATATGAAGCTAGAATACAATACTGGAAGAAGAGAACGGAAAATGGTCCCCGAAGGTTCCCAAGTGGCAAGGCTCTACGGAATCGTAGACCTAGGAACACAGGACACTTTCTATGGCCCTAAAAAGCAGGTTGCTCTGATGTATGAGCTACCTGATGAGACACACGTATTCCGAGAGGAAGACGGGCCGCAGCCTATGGGCAGGTGCAAAATAGAGACAGCTTCTCTTAACGAGAAATCAAATCTATTAAAGCAGCTCAAGGCGCTGAATGGAAAAGCGTTTACAGACAAGGAACTGGCCGCTGGTATTACTTTAGAAGACCAGCTAGGCAAGCCCTGCCTTGTGAGCGTTGTCCACCGTAAGGGTAAAGACGGGCAGATGTATGACAACATCGATTCGGTAACAGCTTTGCCCAAAGGAATGGAAGCAAAAGAGCTCACCAACGAGCCTTATAATTACGACATCTGCGAGAGCAATGCTGGCTGGGACCGAGTCCCAGAGTGGATGAAGAATAAGATCAAGGAGAGCCCTGAATACATTTCAACCTTTGGAGGACAAGATGAAGCTATCGAATCAGAAGCAACTTCTGCCCCCTTCTAAGTTTGAGACGGGTTGTTACTACAACTTAGCGGAGTCAGTCTACCGGGCTGACCCCGCCCTCTCCACCTCTGATCTGAAGCTCATTGAAAATCCGTATGAGTTCCATCAGAAAATCAAGGGAAACGCACCTGCTATCGACTCGCCAGCAATGAGGTTTGGCAGGCTGGTCCACAGCCTGATTCTTGAGCCTGACGAGTTCGACAGCATCTACTCTGTTTGTCCTGAGGACCGTCAGAATCGCAGACTGGTCAAGAACAGGGACTGGTGGAAAGAACAAGAGCAGGCAGGCAAGGAGATTGTCAAGCAAGTCGAGGTCGATGACGCGAAGGCTATGTCGAGACAGTTCTGGCGGCTCCCTATAGTGAGAGACCTCAAGGAGTATAAGACAGAGTCATCTATCTTTGTCAGAAACTATCGAGGCATCTCCGATGTGAAGTGCCGAATAGACATGAAGTCAGGACCTGTAGTCATTGACCTGAAAACCACGGCTCCCGGTGGAGCTCATCCTCGTAAGTTTGTCTACAAGGCGAGGGATCTGAAGTATCTGTGGCAGCAGGTCAACTACACTGACATGTGCAAGGCTGCAGGCGTAGAGATCGAGAAGTGGTATTGGGCTGTGGTAGAGAGGTGGTGGCCCTACAAGAGCAGCCTGATCGAGTTCACTCCGCGTGACCTTGACACTGTCAGGAAGGAGCTTGACGAGGCCTATGACACGCTCAAGAACGGCATCAAGCACAATTCGTGGCCTGACTACACACCTGACGAGCCAGTGACTGTCAGTATGTATGGAGTCATGTAATGCCAAAGCTGCCGAGAGATAAATACCACACTCTCCCGCAGCTAATGCAGGAGGCAATTGAGGAATTCACTGCTAAAAAAGTTCATTGGCCAGAAGACTTTCAATTGCCTCCTCTCATCTCTTGGGGAGAGCCCTATGTGGATGATCGCCCTGACTATTTAAAATATGTGAATGGAATGCTCGACAACGGGAGGATCACCAAATTAAATGCTCGATCATTCATTCAGGGGCTCAGGACTTGCGGCCCAGAAGGCAAGGAATTAACCAATACAATAAAACAAATAACCAAATGAGACAGAAACCTTTTATCCCGGAATGGCTATTCCAACAAAACTTTAACCCTCACCAGCTATCTGTATACTCATACGTCCTTATGAGAGGATCTTGCTTTGAAGACAAGCGCAATATCTCGAAGGCACTTCATATGAGTAAGAATACATTTTTCAAGACCCAGAAGCAGCTCCTTGAGGGAGGCTGGATCGAGGCAGAAACCGATGGCAAGAAGACCTGCCTGAAGGCAACGTGTCTCAAAACAGGGACACGTATGAGTCCCAAATCAGGGACACGTAATCAAAATACGTGTATCAAATCAGGGACACGTTCAGAAAAAAACAGGCCCGAAACGATCAAAAAACAGACTACGTGTCCCAAATCAGGGACAGTAACTAACAGTAATACTATAGAAGGAAAAATTTCTGACGCAGGAAGACACGCAGCCTTCGTTGCTTCTTACCTTGTCGGGCAGAGCCTGAGAGGAGGTCGCAATGAAGACTGATTGGAAGATACCGCACAGCTTGCAGTATGAGAACGCAGTCCTCGGTGCAGCTCTCGAGGGAGGCTTTGAGGAGGCAGTTGAGCTAGGCGTCCAGAGTGATCACTTTCACGGGGCTCTTCATAAGAAAGTTTGGGACACCGCTGTAAAGCTCTCCGAGCAGAACAATGAGGTCAACTACCTGACAGTCCGAGACCAGTCCGAGGGAGCAGGTATGCTGCTCAACAATCTGTGCTCTGAGGGTTACCCCAGCTCGATGCTGTCCTACTACTACCCGAAGCTTGAGGAAGTCAGGGTCAAGAGGTCTGTGTTCGAGCGCTACTGGAATGCTCTCGAGAACTTCAAGGAAGACATACCGTCAAAGGAACTTCTTAACCGCCTCGAGAGCGACTTCTACGAGGTAACAAAGAGCTCCGCTGGAGTCAGAGACCAGAAGACAGGCTGGAGAAGCCTCGTGGAGGTGCTTGAGGAAGCTTCTAAGGGTGGTTTACCCAGCAACGGGTGTAAGACTGGCATAGGAGCCATAGACGCAATCCTGAGGGGATTTAAGCCCGGTTCTATGAACACCATCGCAGCGAGGCCCGGTTGCGGTAAGTCAGCCCTAGCCGTTCAGCTTATGCTCGAGGCAGCTCAGAGGGATGAGCACGTAGTGTATTTCACCTACGAGATGCCATTCGCGCAGATCGGAGAAAGACTGCTAGGCAACCTCACGGGCGAGGACATAGGCTGGTATAAGGAGTCAGGCAAGGGAGACATAAGGAAGATTGCCACAGGGGCTTCCACTCTCACCAGACTGCCCATCACAATCGAGGATCAGCCCTCTATCAATGTAAACAGGATCCGCTCTATGGCTAGGCGACTGACTAAGCAGAAGAACGTCAAGCTGTTCATCGTGGATTACCTGCAGATTGTCCCCCCAGCCTACCGCAACCAGAACAAGGTGGTTGAGGTGAGCGAGATCAGCAGGACGCTGAAGATGGCAGCTATGGAGACAGGAGTCCCTTTCGTGACACTGTCACAGATGAACAGGAGCATCGACATGTCAGACAGGGAGCCCTCCCTATCAGACATCCGCGAGTCAGGGGCAATTGAACAGGACTCAGACTCTGTCAGCTTCCTGCACCAGCCAGACCGTGAAGACCAGACAAGGGTCAACTTCATAGTCAGGAAGAACAGGCACGGTAAGACAGGAAAGGCAGAGCTTGAGTGGACCCGCTGGAACGGTAGATTCAGGGGCATAGATAAATCACATGAAGAGGGGAATAAATCACCGATATGATAATCAACATAATGTATAGTTCAGCCTGCTCTGAGGCTACAGCATCACTGGAGATGCAGATCAAGAACAACGCTGACTTAGGGGCTCTGGTCAAGGCGATCTCTGCAATAGCAGAAGATGACGCGCACTTCGAGGACGGTAAGGAAGACAATGAATCAAACTAAGCTAGTCATAGGTTTCAGCGGTAAGAAGAGGTCAGGCAAGACGGAGGCCTCAAAGTCTATTCTGAGAGCGTTTCCCTCGAGGGCAGTAAGAATCAGCCTAGCAGACCCCATAAAGGATGCTGTAGCCCTCATAGCGCAGCCTGTGACCTCTCACAACAAGTCGATACTTCGGCCAGTCCTGCAGACATACGGAGAGGCTATGAAGCAGCTCTACGGCTTTGACTATTGGGTCAAGAAAGCTACAGCCAGATGGATCATGCTACAGAAGAATCATGATATAATGATATGTGATGACATTCGCTTCCCGTTTGAGGTCGAATGGATTCACAGCCTAGGTGGCCGAGTCATCATGATACGCAGAGCCTCCGAGTCATCAGACGATACTCACGTATCTGAGACCAGCATCGATGACATCAGGCCCGACTACATCGTAGACAATGACTGCTCCAGTAAGGAGCTATCAGAGAGCGTCATGTCTGCATTCAAGGATTATGAGACCAGTATACGAGTCTGACGCAGACAGGGACAGGCAGACGCTCGTCAAGGTGAAGGTGGAGAGGATCCTCAAGCAGGTCCTCATGCCTCTTCCACCCAGACACCACTTTGACTATGCCGCAACTACCGCAGGCGCAGTCACAGAGCTAATAGAGGTCAAGTGCAGGAACATACCGCACCAGCAGCATGACACCTTCATGCTCTGCACCTCCAAATTCACTGCAGCAGGTTGGTATACCCTGATTAACCCAGACATCAAGGTAAGTCTCTGGGTGCAGTGGACAGACGCCCTAGGCTCTCTGGACATGACCGTCCCCTACCCTGACTGGAGAATGGGAGGCAGGACAGACAGAGGAGACGATCAGGATATAGGCCTAGTCACACACATACCCATCTCAGCATTTACGCTGTATGATTGCGTAAACGAGAAATAGACATATACTCGGATGGGCGGCTGGCAGATTACAGAGTAAATTATGGGAGTTAAGACTAAGTGGAACCCTGACCTAGAAGCAGCAGGTATAGCTCGCTACACAGGTAAAGGACTCAAGCGCGTAGACCCTGAGAGATACGAGAGTATCTTGAAGGCTGCTAAGAATGGTTTCGGCGTAGATACACTGATGGAGGTCTTCGGCGTATCCCGTGAACTTGGCCTGAAGATGATCGAGCAGGCTGACAGAGACCCCCAAGCTCAAGAGGCTTTCCTCGAGAAGCTTGTGAAGACAAGGGACCTAGCTCTGGAGAGGCTCAGTAGTGCGCTTGAGAGTGGTGAGATGAAGCCACAGCAGTTGCCCGTCACTACTGGCATATTAATCGACAAAGTCGAACAGCTACTCGGTAAACCTTCCACAACTATTAGACATGAGACTGTAAATTTGTCAGGACCTGCACTAGAAGAGTTGATCAAGCAGTGCAAGCCTAAGGAAGTTATTGAAGCAGAGGTAGTTGAGAGTAAGTAGGTATATCCTCGCTATTAAACACAAGGTATATTGTGCGAAGAAACAGCACAAGATGGGGGGAGGGGGTCAACGGTTTCGGTTTTTAGCGGCAATCGTTGCGGATCCCCCCTCACAAATTAAATGAACAAAACAGATACTCCACACAGACGCACCAGAGGCAAGAAGGCCCGCAGGAGGACTATGCTGGACACGCAGGACCTGCGCTGGAAGGCTGGCAAGGAACCTCGAGAAGCCACTGTCACAGGCCGCCCTATGAATCCGAGGCTACTGAGCACTGATCTCGGTCTTGTCAGGGTGGCTGACAGCAGGCCGTTCCAGAAAGGGTTGAAGATACCTGTCTGGATAGAGCCAGACTCTGGTCACATGTTCTGCAAGGGCCGCCCAAAGCAACTGGATAGATACTAGCATGAACTGGACGCCACATCCTGTATACCCTATTCCAAACAGGGAAGAAGCTCAGGCAATGGCTGCCGAGGGAGCTCTCGAGGATTTCTACCTGAAGAGGGAGGAGCTAATCAATCTCGAGAAGAACGATCCCTTCAATTACGGCTCTGACTGGCACAACACCAAAGGGCTGTTCACCCACTGGAAAGACGCAGACAAGGTTCTGGAAGACCCAAAGGTAGACATAGTGTATATCTTCGGAGGCAACAGGGGAGGTAAGAGTCGGTATATGGCCTCGAGAGTAGTCAGGACTTTGGCTAACAAGGCTAGGTCTGCGGTCTGGTGCTGTCACTCCACGCATGACTCTTCGGTGCAGGTTCAGCAGCCTTACGTGCATGAGTATTTACCTGTGCCGTGGAAGGAGCAGAGGAAAGGGCAGAGGGCTGTGGTAAACATAGGTTTCTCCCAGAAGAACGGTTTCAGTAATAAGACCTTTGTGGCCCCTAACGGGAGCCAGTGCTGGTTTAAGAATTACTCTCAGGAACTTTCAGCGATGGAGGGAACTGAGCTTGATTTGATTTGGTGTGACGAGTTAGTCCCGCTGGCGTGGATCCAGACTCTCAAATACCGCCTGATCTCGCGTAAAGGTAAGCTAGTCGTAACTTTCACACCAATCGAGGGATTTACAAGCACTGTCAAGGATGCGATGGACGGTGCCATTATCGAAGAGACCCGGGACGCAAAGCTTATAGGCAAAGATGATAGCCCTATTGACGGAGTGCCTCGAGGTCACATGCCATACACTGCGAGGACTAGAAGCGGGACTGGAAAGCTGTTCTGGTTTTTCAGTGAATGGAATCCCTACAGCCCGTTTGAAAGAATGGAGCAGACGCTGCAAGGTAGGACTAGGGAAGAGCGAGAGATTAGGGCTTACGGGTATGTCAGTAACCCTGTAGTAGGTAAATTTCCTAGGTTTACAGACAGGAATATTTGCAGGAAAGATCAGATACCGAAGGACGGCACCAATTATATGGTGGTGGACCCTACTCCCGGCGACAGGAACTGGTATATGCTGTGGGCTAAGGTGGACGATCTAGGCAGAATCTTTGTCTACAGAGACTGGCCCGATATGGCCAACTACGGAGAATGGGCGGTAGCAAGTGAGAAGCTTGACGGCAAGAAAGGCCCCGCACAGACTGCTGACTGTGGCCGGAATATCATACAGTATAAGCAGCTCATAAGAGAGCTGGAAGCCACTGACGGTGGTATACATGAGCGATACATAGATCCTAGAGCAGGAAGAACGGCTATTGTAAGCCAGCGAGAGCATAACCAGAACCTGATTGACCTTCTTGCGAATCCTGACAGGGGAGCTGGGGGAGAAATCACGAAGGAAGGGCTCCTGTTCGTGCCTTCAGCGATGGCGCATATTGATGAGAGCTGTGCGTTGGTAAATAATCTGTTTGCCTATGACATGAGCCGGGAGGTTAGCATACTCAACGAACCTAAACTGTATGTATCGGAGGAGTGCCAGAATTTAATTTACAGCCTAAAAACGTGGACCGGTAGCGATGGCGATAAAGGAGCGAGCAAGGATCCAGTAGATGCTTTGAGGTATCTTATATCTGATGGATCCGATTTATGTTTCGAGGCAGACAAATTATTCAACTGAAAGTTTAAGCTATTAATGAACACCATCGATGACCAATTACAGGCCAATACTGACCCTAATATAAACCAGCTCTGCACCGAATACCGCAGGGCTTACTCGGATGAACGCATGACCTACAGGGTCAGAGAATCTGATGAGACTCGGTTTGCTACGTGGAACGGCCAGAGCCGAGACGGGAAGAAACACGCAAAGGATCTAGGGCAGGCAACCGTTCCCGTGGGAGGGAGCAAGTGACACCAGAATACGGCTGGCAGACGAGGTCTGCAGCTTTATGGTAAACCTGTCAACCTCTGCCATTGGCAGGGCCGCACTTAATGTAGCGGGAGTAGAGGCATCAGACCATAAGGCAGCATCTGCCGTGGCCCTCTACTTGAGATGGCAGCTATCAACTTTAATGCAGCCGGGTTGGGAAGAGGAGCTTGAGCTGCACGCAGAATACGCGGCGCAGTATGGTTGGAGCGTCCTTCACGTAATCTGGGATCGTTGCTACGCGCAGACCCCACGAACTATAAACCTCCAATCCCTCTCCGGCTTCTTAGGAGTCAATGCCCCCCAACAGCTCGATGCTCTAACCGCTGCGCTTGAGGATGAAGAAGAATACATTGCTGACCTTCTGGTAGCCAGTAATGACGGACTGACAAGAACCAAAGCACTGAAACATATCAGGGAGATAGTCAAGAATGGTGAGACTACGTTCGAGCTGCCAGATATGGCACGTAATCAGGCAAAGATTGTGGCGCTCAGACCTTACCACGAGATCCTGTTCCCGCCTGAGACAAACGATCTGCAGAGAGCGAGAGCGATCTTCCGCAGAGAGTATTACACAGTCGCAGAGCTGGAAGAGAAAGCAACGAACGGAGAGTGGGACAAGGACTGGGTAGACGAGGTTAAGAAGACCGCTGGCCACAGCTCTCAGGTATGGGATCAGGGACTTAGTCCAGTCTTGGGAAGCTCTGAAAGAATTGACGAGAAGACTAATCTGATAGAAGTCATACACGCCTACAGTCGCAGGGTAACTGACAGCGGCAACCCGGGCATATACATGACTGTATTCTCGCCTTACCTAGAGAAAGATCCCAGAGGCAACGAGATCTACGCAGAACACAAGCTGGTCACAGAGGCAGGCGACACTTATCCGTTCGAGACATTTACTCGAGAGAAAGTAAGAAGAAGCCCCATTGAATCTCGCGGAGTCTCCGAGATTGTCAAAACGTGGCAGGCAGAATACAAGGCCCAATCGGATATGGTCTTCGACAGGTCATCTTTTGACACACTGCCTCCGCTTAAAGTGCCTCTCAGGTATGGCCAAAGAATTAAGGTTGGCCCCGGCGTTCAGGTTTCTGAGCAGAGACCCGGCGACATTGGCTGGATGGAGTCACCCAGACGAGGAGCTGAACTTGCGTTCACGCTTATGGATCACATTCAGCTACGGACTGACCGTTACTTCGGCAGGCCTAATGCAGGAATTCTTCCAGTGGAAACTCAACTTAGACAGCAGGCATACGTGCATCGCTGGCTGCGCCACATGAGCAGTGTCATTGGCAGAATCTGGGACCTGACACAGGTCTTTGATACGGACGAACGCTTTGCAATGGTAACAGGCACTGACATGCCACTGCCTCGAGATCCGAAGAAATACAACTTCACACTACACTTCGATGTCAGAGAGCTCGACAATGAGTTCGTCGAGAAGAAACTTCAGGCGATTTCCCAGTTTGTCTTGCCAGAAGATACGATGGGTATTGTTGACAGGACTAAGCTGATCAGGAAGAAGCTGCAGGTAATCGATCCTACACTGGCAGACGAGCTGGTCATTGAGCAGGCAGAAGCCTCACAGCAGATGTTCGATGAGATGAACAGTCAAGTGGCCCTGATGTCACTGGGCAACCAGCCTAACTTCGTGGAGAGCGATCCTTCGGCAGGAATTAAGATGCAGTTTGTGCAGCAGATAATTCAGAACAATCCGAAGTATCAAAAACAAATGCAGGAAGATGAACAATTTGCACAACTGGTTCAGCAGTTCGCGCAGAACCTGCAGATGTCAATTACACAACAACAGAACGCACAGATTGGTAGAATAGGAGTTAACCCGAATGCCTAACGAATACAAATTCTCAGGATACGAGCAGTGGATGCTGGACGCTTTCAGTCTGGCAGAAGAGCACCCAGTAAGGAAGGGGCTTGATGAAATACTCAATGAACTAATAAAGGCCGAATCCAGCAACGTGTCTGGACCCGGCCTGAGCTCCGAGGAGCGGCATTACTTTGCAGGCAGGTTATCTGCTCTGCAGGACATGTACTTCGCTATGCAGAACCTGTATGCAGATGCGCTGAAGGAGAGGGCTCCCGATTCGGATCCAGAGATCTGAGAAACTTGTAGATCTTCAACTTGCAAACAGCAGAGGATGACTTGCCTGAGCGCCAGCCCTCTGCTGTTCTCTTTGATACCTTGACCTTCTCTGCAAACTCCTTCGTGGTCAGGTTTAACGTGTCGCAAATTAGGGACACGATATACATTGTAGACACCTCATCCAGATCGTAGGTAAATGCTATGCGATCCCTGTCTTCATCGCAGTCGAGCAAATCAACTCCGATTGCTTTTAGCTTATCAGTAATCATAAATTCCGAACTCCACCACTTCACTTATATATTTCTCGAAGTCTTCCAGAGTAAACTCAGTCCCGTTCCACCACTTTGGGTGAGACTCCGCAAACTCTTTCCACAATTCAAACTCTTCACTCGGGTTTGCGTCACTGGGGATAGTGCCTCCAATGTCCCAATCTTTCTCGATGGTTTTCATCGATACCATACGCGGCCTTTCCAGAACTTCTCTAAATTCGCTGGCTCATAAACAACGCTCAGGTACTCCATTAGCTCCACAGACACTGCAGCCATATCGCTTTTATCGCTTGCGTATTTTTCGCGATCTTCCGTCCACGGGCCGTTCATCGATTCTAGCGCATAATTTGAGCGGTTGCTTTTTGTGTCGAGTCTCCGAAATATAACTATAGCTTGGGTTGGCCAGTCAGGATGACTGAAGTTTGCAGATGCGTATCCCTTGCCTAGTATCAAAAGATCTTCGTGTTTTATTTTATCGTTCATAGCTTTAAAAAAGAGTGGGGAGGACCGTCAGCCCCTCCCCGACATATCTCAGAGATTTGACGGATCTTCTACTTTTGGTTTTCAAGTCCCGCACTCGCGGGTTGAAAGTCTAGCGGCGCTTAGGCCTTGTGTAATTGCTTCCTCGTTTACGTTTCTTGCTATTGGAGTATTCAAACGTCATTTCATCTGATCGTTGCTGATTAGTCTCTATGACGGGAAGTCTTTTGGAGACTCCTTTTGGGGCTGCTTTTATCATTTGTGTTTAATATGTTTACCGTAGTTATCTTCTTTGCGACAGGACTTGCAGTACGGCTGTAGTCCGTCTTTGCTTAATGTCCGCTTGTGAAAGCTTCGGGTCTGCCTGATCTTACCGCACAGGCCGCATGTTTTTTTAGGCACTTTTAATTGGGTCTTCAGGTTTTATTTTATTATCAAGAAAACTTTCCACATCTTTGATGGCCGCCTCCAGCTCGCCGTGCGGCCCGTCATTTTCGTAAGCCCTCGGCACATAGCATAACACTCTACGTGCAATTTTAATAAGCTGCTTGACGCTACCCTCCATATAATCCCTCCCCTGCTTTGTGAGTTCCCATAGTCTCTGTAGCTACCGTTGCAGAGCGTGGGTAGGTGTGGACAGGAGCTCCCCATATTTCTGCATGCTCTGTGCCTTCCTTGAACTGATTGATCAGGGCTCCCAAACAAAGATGACTTGGGAATGGCTTCCTGCCGTCTGCCGTGTGGCTGGTGTGAATCTGTCCTTGAACATAGCGGTTTGCACCGCCGTGCAGGTAGACTCCCTGCATGTAGCCATACATGTTAAGACCTCTTATATGTATGTTATTACCTGAGGCGAAGATGGCCGCCTGAGGAGACATAGCGTTGTGAGGCCCCTCCATCTGCAAATCAATAAACCTAGGATCTGCAAGATAGCAGTTACCCCACTCAGGCTGATCGATGACATCAGTCTTTACTGGCGGCCCGTGCTTGATCCCAACCTGAGCCCCTTGATGATTCATGATGTTACAATCGCGGATCCAGAACCTGTCTTGATTCTGCGCTAGGTAGATTGGCAGCGTCCCGTTTTGAGCAACGATCAAACAGTTCTCAATTGACTGCTCAAACGGTCTCACCCGAAAGTTACTGTCAACGTCCACGGTAGGCTCTACATATATACCGATAGGCGCATCAGTCTTGAAGCCGTAAGGAATACCAGAGTCCGTTGTCCAGTTATCGTGGAAGGTTGGCCCGTTGTCGCAATGAAATCTCAGGGCGCTTCCCCATCGAGCAGGAGACCAGAGCCGAAACCTGCCCGGGAGTCTTCTGGTGCTCCTGAAATTATACTCGGGAGCAGTGGCAACAATAGTGATGACAGGCATCGACACTGAGCCATACCAGCCTCTTCCAGAGGGACTGTCTCCTAGTTCAGACTGCCACCTCTCCTCACCCTGAGTGTAGTAGGCGTGCTGTATAGCCTGACCCTCTTGAATGATGCGATCCCAGCTTGCGTCTGGGTCCAGAGGGTTGAGCTCGTAATGATAGCGAGGCAGAGTGAGCCGCTTGTCTATGGCCGCAGTGGCCGCATCGATTTTGAGGCTGTCGATGTCAGCCTTGAGCTTATGGTGCTCTCTGTTTCTCTCGGCTACTTGTTCAGGAAGTTTAAGCAGATCCTCTGCTACTCTCAGTATGTCTTGCGCGGTCTTATTCATCGTTTTTTATCTTTCTAAGCCCTAATCGGCTATCGTAGCTGGCCTCCATCCCCCTCTTACGCCAGAAGGCGTCGAAGGCATTTCCCCATTCCTCGTGCGTTCCTATTTTTGAGGAGCACATGTGTCCTCG